GCAGATTCCATTGTTCTGTTATGACAAAGAAACAGATAAAACAGGTAACATGATTGGCTATGAAGGCTACTCAAGAGAGCGTTTAAACGCACTAGAAACTATTGAAGCCAACGGACAAACAGTTATTCTTCAAGACTTTAACCAAGGTGGAGAGCCAACCGAAGTTATCATTGACCAAGTTACCTTCACTCGCTCTACCCCTGCTAATCGTAACTACACGGGCTTTGGCGGAATTATTACGCTTATAGCCAGAACGGTTGTTTAAACATGACACCTACAGATTGGGCTGCATTTGCAGTAGCCCTTGCAACTTTAGTGGGCAGCCTTGCAGCAGCCGTGCGATGGATGGTTAAAAATTATTTACAAGAACTCCGCCCGAATAGTGGCTCAAGCCTTCGTGACTCCGTTGACAGGCTAGAGGAAAGAGTTGACCGCATCTACGAAATTTTATGTGACCGCCAACAATAATTAAGGATACAAGTGAAACTTCCCCGTTTACTTGCAGTATGGTTCCTTACACTAGGAACTTCTTTTTTCTTTACACCATCAGCCCAAGCAGAACAAACAGGTCCAGCAACTATTACCTGTGCTAGAGAAGATGGAACTCAACTAACAGCAAATGTTGGTTGGGATAATTCAAATCAATACTTTAATGGCAAGGGTGACATCGCTCGTTTATATTGCGAAGGTGGACACTCTGGTAGTTACTTAATTTTTATTTCTACATCAGTACCAGATGGACCGCTTCGTTATTACAATGGTATAGCACCTACTCCTACTTCAAATCCCACTGTAGAGCCGACTCCTGTGCCTTCTCCTTCGCCGTCTGACGGCGCAACTGCAACAACAAATCCTGTTCCGACAACTGAGCCGAGTCCAAGTCCTTCTGCAACTCCAACAGTTTCGCCTTCTCCTGAACCAACTGTTGCTCCAAGTCCTTCACCTGAGCCATCCAATACTGCTCCGTTGCCATCACCATCGCCAACTCCTACTCCTTTAGAAACCAATACGAGTACAGTGCCCCCATCAACATCCCCAACGGAAACCCCAACATCCACCAATACAGGAAACGCATCCGATACTCCTACTGCTACTGTCGAGCCAGCACCTGTGACTCCAGTAACACAGCCTACACCTGAACCTTTACCTATTCCTGTTCCAGTTCCAGTGACTCCTCCTGAACCAACTCCAACACCTGAGCCTCCTGCTCTTGAGCCACAGCCTGAGCCAGTGCCAGTACCTCAACCCGTACCTGTTCCAGAAGTCCAACCAGAACCCGTACCCGAACCTCCAGCCATTGAACCTGAGCCTGTGCCTGTACCAATAGAGCCTGAGCCTGTTCCAAAGCCTCCTGTTGAAGAACCTGCTCCTCCTGTAGAGGAAGAAGCACCTCCTGTAGAGGAAGTTCTTGGTCCAGTAGTTCCCGAACCTGCCCCTGAACTTGCACCTGAACCCCCTGCTATAGAACCTGAGCCACCTGTTGTGGCTACAGAAGATTCTACACCAGAGGAAAGAGAAGTTATAGCAGAAGCAGTCATTGAAGCAGCACAAGGTGAGCCAGTTACAGCGCAGGCTATTCAAGATGCTGGTTTAACTTACGAAGATTTACCACCTGATACACCTGTTGAGGTTCGTCAAGATGAGAACGGTAACGAAGTTGTTATTACAGCAGAGGTAGCAGCAGCACTTGTTGTACTTGAAAGTCCAGCAGCGTTGCTTGAAGCAATCTTCTCTGACCCAGGGCAAGCCTTACTTGCTATTGCAAGTATTGGTGCTGACATGTCAGATGAAGAAAGAGAAGAATCAGAAAAAATTATTGTCGCATCAGTTATTGCTGGGCAGGCTGCAGTTAATGCAGCAAGCATGGCAGGAGCAGCAGCAGCCTATAGGAGAAAACCATGAAGAAAATAATCAGAGATATGGTTGAACAACTATGGACTTTACTAGGCATGTTTATTGCCTGGGTTGTCCTTGATGGTTCAGCAAAAACAGTAGTTGGTTATGCCATTGCAGGAACACTTATTGCATGGGCTATTACCTACCCACTACGCAACCCAAAGGATGATGAATAATGGAAACACTTAAGAGCGTACTCATGCGTATCTTTGCAGTCATTGCAGCAGAAGCACTAGGAGTTATTGGTGCTGGCTCATTGGTTGGTATTGAGGTATGGCAGGCAGCAGTTCTTGCTGGTGCACTTGGTTGTGCCCGTGTACTTGAAGCACTAGCCCGATTCTATCTTGATGATGGCAGCCTAACGGCTGAGGAAATTAACGCAGCCTTTGCTAAGGTTGACAAGAAAGCGAGTGCAGAATAATGGGTCAAAGAACAGACTTTATTGAAGTTGCTAGAGGAGAACTCAATTACATTGAGGGTCCAAAGGACAACGAAACAAAGTACGGTGCCTTTACCAAAGCAAACTTTCTGCCATGGTGTGGGTCATTTGTTAACTGGTGTGCTAACGAAGTAGGATTAAAGATTCCTAACTGCGTATCAACAGTTGCAGGTGCTAAGGCATTTGAAAAGAAGGGTCAATGGGAGTTAGCAAGCGATACCGCTATGCCACTACCAGGTGACATCTGTTTCATGGACTTCCCAAACGATGGATTAGATAGGATTTCTCATGTCGGTATTGTTGTTAAAGACAATGGCGATGGTACAGTAACATGTCTTGAGGGCAATACCGCACCAGATAAGAAGGGTGACCAGCGAAATGGTGGTCAAGTCTGTCTTAAGGTACGAGCCTTTAAGAAAAAGAACGGCTCCAAACTACGCAAGTCGCAAGCAGTAACAGTGGTTGGCTTCGGCAAACCAGTGTTTAAGTCATAAGGAGAACAATGAATATCAATACACTCAAGCAAGTTGCTCTAACCTATGCTCGTGCAGCAGGAGCAGCAGTAGTAGCCCTGTACATGGCAGGAGAGACAGACCCAAAGGTATTGGCTTACGCCTTCATCGCTGGATTTGTAGGACCTGTTGCAAAGTACCTTGACAAGTCAGCAAAAGAGTTCGGTCTTAAGAAGTAACCTTTAGGAACTTTTTGGAACCTTACAGATTAGCCCCTCGCTTAATTGCGGGGGGCTTTTTTGTTTTCCCAATCTCTATTGGCTTGGGTCTTTAATCGGTGGCAGTTGGCACATAGTGTCTGTAGATTTGTCATGTCATTATTTAAATGGTTGCCATCTATGTGGTCTACATCTAACTGACTACGGTGTATGGCTACAAAGCCACACTCCTCACAGTAATCTTTCTTGTACTTGGCTAACTTAACACGGTTAACATTGGACTTGGTGCGACAAGCAAAGTAGCCTCGTTGCTTTAACTTAAGTCTTGTGGGTCCACATACTGCACAGATACCCCATCGTTTGGTTGGGTTCTTGAGCAGCAATCTATGCTGCTTAGGCTTATCCGCCTGTGGAGTAGAACCCTGAGGCATTGAACTTTACTGGCACAGCACTATAAACCTGTGTCATAGAAGTTTCACAGCAGACTGGAACCCAGTCGCTGCCCATCGGTTTGTCTATCTCTTGTACCCCACCGCATACGACGCATCGGTAATCATATTTTGCCATTTAATAACTTCTTTATGGTCGCTAACCTGCGAAGGCGAGCCTGTTGTTCTGTCTTAATACCGTAGTTAAAACCAATTCTAAACATAATTGTATTGCTTAAGACATAAACAACTAAGAAAAAAATATATTCAATCATCTACATAATCTCATCTACTGGTGTTGGCACCTTGACCAAGGCTCCACATAAAGCACACTCTGCATCTACAAACCACATGCTTATTTCGCCTTCTTCAAACATACAGCCCACTTTAAATAAGCGGGAGCCACACATACATACATGTATTGGACCTAGGCTACGCAGGTCTGCTCCACTATACTTATCAACTACACCTGCTCGGCTTAACAGCCTCGCTGCAGTTCTATTTATCCTGTTCAACACGAACAGGAGTGTAACGGTTATTTAATTACAATCGTGTAATTCTCTTTGGCGTGTCGCATAATAGAGCAGAGATTGTGTAGTAGTCTCCTCTATTGAAGGAGAAACAATGACACTTGAACTGGTTACGGGTAAGAACTATGTATCCCACTCCGCCATGTCTACATGGCTTGGGTGCGGGTGGCAGTATTACCTATCCCGTGTAGTCCATGTGCCCGAAGCGCCATCATACTGGTTAGCAGGGGGTAAAGCAGTACATGAGTGCACGGAATACTACGACATAAAGCCTGAGGGTTTTGACCCCGTTGCTGTATTTAAAGAGCGATGGGAACACAACTACAAAATGGCAGATAACGGCATGTCTTGGCGTGCTGGTGGCAAACAAACCAAAGCGAATCCTAATAAGGAAGATGCTAATTGGTGGCTTGCTAATGGACCAAAGATGGTTGATTACTGGATTCAATTCAGAGAAGAAAGTGGCTGGAAGATTTGGGATACTCCCGCTGGCATCCCCGCTATTGAAACTGAAATGAACCAAATAATCAGGGGCGTTAACATTAAAGCGTTCCTTGACCGAGTAATGGTTGCACCATCAGGAGAGTTAGTAATTGTAGATATTAAGACAGGAAGTGCTGAGCCTAAGTCTCAAACACAACTTGGTATCTACGCCATACTTGTGGAGAAAACCTTTGGTATTCGCCCACAACTTGGTAGTTATTTCATGGCTCGCACAGGTGAACTTACCCAACCTGTTTCTCTTGACCGTTTTACTGAGGCACGCCTTGGTAATTGGGTTAAGGGATTTGAAATAGCAGTGACTAACAAAATCTTTATACCAGCACCTGGGTTTATGTGTGGCACATGCCCCGTAAACTCATCATGCTATGCAGTGGGTGGAAAAGACTCACACCTCTATCCCGAAATACCTATAGGAGAAACAAATGACTGAACCGCTATATCAAATCAATGTAAAGACACCTAAGGGTTCTTTGCTTAACATCCGTGCATCATCAGAGGCAGAACTTGACCAAGCCCTTGATGGTTTAACAGTTCGTATTGCTTCAATCGCTGACCTTGAGTCAACCATTGATGCAATCTGTGCAGTATCAAATGCAGGTCTTAAGCCAGAAGTTGTCAACCACTCTGCAGTAGCAGCAGTTGCACCTTCATATCCAGCACCAGCAGGTTACAAGCCAGCAGGTGTTACACCTGATTGCACATGCGGTAGTGGACCAATGCGTTTAGTACCAGCAGGTATTGCTAAGGCAACAGGTCGCCCATACAAGGGATTCTATGCATGCCCTAAGCCACAGGGTCAGGCTTGCCAAAACAAGGTGCCTGCATAAACCATGCGCCTACTCAGCCGTGCTATTAAGACAGAATCACGAGGGGGTGCAACCCTTCCAGCGGTGTGGCACTCTCTCGCTGCTCAACAAATAGCAATCCGTTACGGCGAAGTAAGCATGATTGCTGGACCGCCAGGGGCAGGCAAGTCAACGCTTGCTCTGTCCTTGGCAGTCAAGGCAGGAGTGCCTACTCTTTACATCTCAGCGGATACACACTCACACACGATGAGCCTTCGTTTGCTTGCATTATTAACGGGCAAGCCACAGTCAGAGGTTGAACCACTAATGGAAATGGACAGGGATTGGGCAGCACAAATGCTTAAGCCTGCCGACCATATCTACTGGGAGTTTGATTCTGCACCAACGCTTAAAGATATTGAGGATGCAGTACTTGCTACTCGTGAGCGCTTAGGTGAGGATGTTCGTTTGATTGTGTTAGATAACGCAGTAGATGTAACGATGGATTCCCAAGACGAGTGGGGTGGTTTGCGTACTTTAATGAAAGAACTTAAGTGGTGGGCAAGAGAGACAGGTGCAGCGGTTGTGGTTTGTCATCACACATCAGAAGGTGTACTTGGTAATCCTTGCCCCCCACAAAAAGCACTTCATGGAAAAGTAGCACAGACACCTTCGCTTATTCTTACAGTACACAATCAGGTATCAACTCTTGGTGTATGTGCAGTAAAGAATCGTTACGGACCAGCCGATGCCACAGGTGGCACACCCGTATGGCTTTCATACGACCCCGCAAGCATGCAGATATTAGATGTAGGACAACCTTAAGGAGAAGTAAATGGGTGAGATGATTATTACACCAGTAGATAGTCCATGGGAATTAACTGTTGTACAAAACGATGGAGAAATCCCAGCAGATAAAGTTAAAGATGAGATTGCAGTACCAACAGCCCCATTGTTGACTGATATTAAGGCACAACTTATGACAGTGCCTCGCACACTTACATACATAGTCGGATGGAGAGCACTTGTTTGGCAAAATAAAGAGACTGGTCGGTTTCAAGACCTCACAGAAGAACAATGGCAAGCCCACCAAAACGGAGACATTGTTGCCTTCGGAAAAGGAATTAAGGAAAGCGATGACGAAGTTCCAAGTACCTCAGGAGATACAGGAAGCCCTGCTTAGCGAACTACCCAATGTCATAGAACAAGTTGAAGAAACAAGTAAACAAATCTATGACCCAAATACTATTTGGTTGGAAGCCATGCAGTATGCGGATTATGTTGAACAGTTGGCAAGGCATTTGCAAGAGGACCATGGACCTGATTGCAACAATGCAATAGCAGTTAATTTAATTAACCTCTCTATTTCTTTTAAGGAAATGGGAGAGAGTGCACTAAGAGCGATAGATGAAACGGAGAATATAGATGGCGAACAGTAATCAAGAAACATTATCTATCGGCTGGTGTGATAACGGTATGGTAGATGGCAAGTTTGCCGAGGGTATTATGTACACCACGGTAACCGCACCCAGTCACAAGATGGCAATTAACAATGCTATTCGTGTGCAAGGTAATCAGATTGGCAGACAACGCCAAGCCCTGCTTGATATGTGGTATGACAAAGTAAAGACAGACTGGTTGTTATGGGTTGATTCTGACATTGTGCTTACCACTGATGTACTTGGCATGCTATGGAAGATAGCCGATAAGAATACCAAGCCAGTTGTATGTGGTACTTACTTTATCTCTAAGCAGATGGAGTCATCACTCATGCAACCTATGCCTGCTCTGTTCACTGAGATTAGTGAGTATGAAATTAAGTACCTTCACCCACTACCTAAGGATGAAGTAGTTAAGGTTGACTGTGCTGGCTTAGGTCTTACCCTCATGCATCGCAGTGTTGTTCCTAAGTTGCGTGCTATCTCACCTGACTACTCAGTGTTTGCTGAGAAGGAAGGACTGGGAGATAAATATGTTGGCGAAGATATTGTGTTCTTCCGCAACTTAAAGAAGGCAGGTGTTGATGTGTATGCACACACAGGTGCAGTTGTTAAACACATGAAACGCTTTGCTTATGATGAGAATTATTACGCACTATACTGGCAGGCTGCTGCTGCAGCAGAGAGGCAAACAAATGGCGACACAACAGCAAGCAAATAAACGCAGAGGAGCAGCCTTTGAAATTGATTTGGCTGACTGGTTTATCGAACAAGAATACGAAGCACAAAGGTTACCTCGTGCTGGTCGCAACGACATAGGTGATGTCTTTCTTAAGACAGTAAATGATTCTTATGTCATTGAAGCCAAGGCTCCACGGCGTGATGGCAAGGTAGATTTATCTGGGTGGATTCGTGAGGCACAGGTAGAGTCAGAGAACTATCGTGTTGCTAAGAAGTTAAAGTTAGCACCAACACCATTGGTTATCATCAAGGCTTCTAACAAAGGCATTGAGGAGTCCTATGTAGTGCAGAGGCTCAGTGATGTTATTGCAAAACTCTAAACATGACCTCGGCAAAGTACTAGAACATTACGGATTTGATATACCTCAAGGCAAGCGTGGCTGGGTAACAGTACGGTGCGCCTTTCACGGAGACAGAGTAAAGTCTGCCCGTCTTAATACAGAAAACGGTGGGTTCCGTTGCTTCGGCTGTGACATGGCTGGCGATGTGTACTCAATCATTATGAAAAAAGAAGGAGTTACTTTCAATGAGGCTAAGCAAATTGCAGAGAGAATTACTGGCGAGGGCAACGGAGAACTACGCTCAAAACATCGTGGAGATTCTTCCGTATCTGGAGAGTCGAGGTATAATGGAAACAACGGCTCGTACATTTCACCTCGGCTTCGTAAAGAATCCTGAGATGGGGCATGAACCTTATGTTGGAAAACTTAGTATCCCCTACCTAACTCCTGCTGGTGCTATAGATATTCGCTTTCGTTCATTAGGTGTTGACACATCAGGACCCAAGTACATGTCAAGACCAGGTGCTACTACCCATATCTTTAATATCAACGCACTCAATAGAGATGATGATGTACTGATTGTATGTGAAGGTGAGTTAGATACTGTGGTTGCTACACAGGCTGGGTTTACTGCAGTTGGATTGCCAGGGGCTAACAACTGGAAACCTTTTTACTCACGAGTCCTTGCTGATTGGGATAAAGTTATTCTTCTATGTGACGGTGACAATGCAGGCAGAGAAATGGCTAAGAATCTAAGTCGTGAACTAGACAATGTGTTTCCTGTGTTCATGCCTGAGGGTCAAGATGTTAATGATGTATACCTACAAGAGGGTGCCGAAGGATTACGCAGAAGAATTGGTGTTTAAGACATGACTGACCTCTCATCATTTGACCTTGACTTTCGCCATGGACAGGCTGGTGAGAAATTAGTAGAGGATTTACTTACCGAAGGTAAGACTATAGAAGTAAAGCGTGACCGTAAGTGGTGGTCAACTGGCAATGTATACATAGAAATATCGTGTTGGTATCAGCGTTCACAATCATGGGAACCATCAGGATTGTATGTAACTGAGGCTGAATACTGGGCGTTTGTATTAGAGAAAGGTGTCCTTATGGTACCCACATCTCATGTACACTATGCGATAGAACACTTCGGTAGAGAGATAACCTGTGAGATACCCCCAAACAGAAGCAAAGGCTACCTAATCACAGTTGATAATCTACTAGAAGCAATGAGGAAAATGCGAGATGAGTAACGAGAGAGAATTACTTTGGGAAACAGTATACAGATGTGCCCGTCTCTCGGCTAACAGATGTGTTCGTATTCATCGCAATCTTATTACATCAGATGATGTATTCCAACACCTTAACCTTTGGGCTGCTGAACATTGGCACAAGATAGAGGAGTGGGAGTCACAAGATTCTCTTGTCTTTAAACTTAAGCGTACTTTTAATAATGAATCACAGAAATATGCTGCTAAAGAAAGAGCACATCGTGCTAAGTCCATACCATCAGATGCTTTCTATTACACACATGAAATCTTGCAAGAGTTACTCAAAGATGTATGGAACTATGAGCATTGGGTTGAATCTATAGCACACAATCCCGAAGGTGAGTTTGTTAGTAAGACAAGTAAACCAAGTGAAGGTATGAATCGTGAGGCTATGTTGAGTGATGTATCTTTTGCTCTTAGTAAATTACCCGAACAAGATAAAATTTTATTAGAGCGTAGGTTTGCAGAGGGTGGCACTGATATAGATGCACTTGCTATTGAGTATTCCATTAGCGATGAGGCTATCCGTAAGCGTGTATCTCGTGCACTTACCAAGTTACAAGAGCGTGTTGGTGGCGAACAACCTCAATGGAACAATCGTAGATATAGGAAACCTGATAATGATTAGACCCAAGTACCAACGCATGAAACCATGGAACTTAATAGGACTGCCATTGTATTATATTGGTATATGTTTAAACGATATTGGATACTACATCTATGTGGCAGGAGATAAAATAATTTGGTATAAGCGTAAGCAGATTGGATACATAAAGAAATGATTATTGGTTTGAGTGGTTACGCACAGTCAGGTAAAGATGCAACCGCTAACTTGTTGTGTCTTAATTACGATTACGAACGCCGAGCATTTGCTGACCCGATGCGACATGCATTACAAATTATCAACCCTAGATTAGATAGCATCACTCGTGTTGCTGATTTAGTAGATGACTATGGTTGGGATATAGCAAAGAAAAACCCTGAGGTTCGCCGTCTATTGCAGGTATTAGGTACTGATTTTGGTCGCAAGATGATTGGCAATGATGTGTGGATTAAGATGTCACTATCTTACTTAAGACAGGGTGACCGTGTTGTTATTAGTGATGTGCGTTTTCCTAATGAGGCTGATGCAATAAAGAAACTTGGCGGTACTGTGTGGCGTATCAACCGCAGGAATAACACCGCAGTTAATCATCACACATCTGAACATGCTATGGATAACTATATGTTTAGTCATGTTATCTATAACGATGGAACTCTTGATGACTTAAGTGATGAAGTATTTATGTTGGCTAAAGAGTTAGGTCTTAATACATAAAGAAGCCCACCAGAGACAGGAGAGAATCTGATGGGCTTTTCTATGCACACCAACCGCTACGCTTCCCCTTCGCAAGGGCTGGTGTGCCAAACAATCATATCATGAGTTGTGTTGAGGGTCAGAGGCAATGATGTTAAGTCTCTTGCGTATACCAAACCTTTCAAAGGGTGTCGTGCCACCCCATATCCCATACCTTTCCATCACTATGCCCCACTCAAGGCAGGCTTCCATGACTGGGCACTCAACACAGATACGCTTGAGTAACTCCGCTTCGCCAGCCTCAAACTTATCCTGTGCTGGGTAGAAGAAGTCTGTCTCTATACCTGAGCATGATGCACCTTTGAATTGTTTACTGTCATAGCGTAACTCAATGGCGGTGTAACCCTCACCCCTTGAGCGTGCTGGTTTCTTGCTTAAGACACGAAAGAATTTAATCTCCATATCAGTACCAGTTCTTTGCCAAATGATGAGCGTATGCTCGGCATATACCACCTGTCTTTCCATATTTTCTTTCAATATAAGCAAGCCCTGCATCAACCTGTCTATATCCATTAAGTGTTGGTTTCATATTTATATTTACCCAAGTATCAGGCATGAGTTGTGCTATACCTAACGCACCGCTTGATTTATTTAACGCTTTTGGTCGCCAGTTGCTCTCTTGTATCCACAATTCATAGAGGCATGAGTATTGTTCAAGTTGATTTCTTTCTATTAGTTTATCCACAGCGTAGCGTTGGTAATCGTTCTGATAATACGCAACCACCTTGCCATGTGGTGGCTCAATGAATACTGGTGGTGTCTTAAGAACTAAGATAAGTCCTAAAATTGAAGCAGTTAAAATCCACAGTCGTGCGTGTGGGTGTATCTGTCTTAAGTCATTGAGCATCTTGCTCCAACTTTCTCTCGGCTTCGGCATGTAAGTAGGTATCTATTGCTCTTTCTTCTATCTCTTTTTGTTTATCAGTACAGAAGTCACACTTCTCGTACATATAATTCATTGCTCTTGGGTTAGTTACAACTATGCCACACCCTAAACATTGCATAAGAATAGTCATGGCATCTCCTTTTTTGTGTGTGCTTCTAATGAATCAAGGAAATATCCAACGGACATCTCTCCATCTTCTTCTATCTTATCAGCCCACCATGGCGCACTAATCCACCTACCTTCAAGGTCAAGCCATTGAATCTCAAAGCCATCGTGGTCATCCCAATGCAGGATAACTCGTATCTCTTTACCATCAAAGGTTAGGTTCATGTCCTTGTCGTATGCAGTTTCTGTCTTAAGTAATGCTCCTACCTCTATACCTTTTAGTTCTACTTCATGTATTGCCATGTTACATTTCTCCCATCTCATCGTGCAATCTGTCGGGGTCAGGCTCTCCGCACCCGCAGTCTATCTTCTCGCATGTGTCACACTCTTGGTTAATACCAAGGGCGTAGTCGTCACCTTGTAAGTAGCGTGGCTCACTCATTTGTTTTCTCCTGTCTTAAGTAATGATATGTAATGTTCATACAATGCATGCCAGTAATCAAAGTCCTCGTTGTTGATAGTGGCGTTGCGCTGTTCTCTTGCACGCTTGATGCGTTGTTGTATTACTTTGCGTTCGGCTGAGTTCATACCGCATCTTCTGTCTTAAGCACTGATAGCAATGCTTCAAGGTGGTCAAGCGCCTGTTGCTTACGCTTGTAGTTAGTGCCCAGCATTTCGTTAGCCTTCTTAAGTGTGCTCCCATGACGGGTCATCTTCATACCTGTCTTAAGTTCTAACTTAATCCAGCCAATGAGTGAGATGAGGACATATAAATCCACACCTGACCCATGTGCGCTAGTCATGTGTCCATCTTCGTTGAACTCCATGTTGTTGTGCCCGTTGGTTAGTGCTTCAAGCGTGTGTTCAGGTAGTGCCATGTTAGTTATCTCCTGTCTTAAGTA